TAACCATTCTCATAATGGACCACCTAACCCTGTACGGGTCACTAGTATGCACCACACCAACACGATCACGGCTGCTATACATATGGTTGTTATCATTCGTAGGGCTTTGGTGCAGGCGAGCTTGGCGCTCCATGTGTATTCATAATAGTATGGTTCTTGTTCTTCCGCACAGTAGCCTCCAACGCTCCTATAAATGTAGCTACCATGACAACCCCTAGGACACCCAACGATATACTAATCATGTCATTCTCCAATCTCTAACCAATCAGGATGAACCACGAACGTAACCGTAACAGTGGCTCCACCTTTTATGTCTGATTGTATAGCTACGGCTCTCTGTCCTGCTAATGCCCTGCCTTGCATATCTGTTACGTAGTGGGTAAGCCTTCCCGTCTTGCTTCGCTTTAATCTTAGTTTAATGCAACCTGTATTCGTGTTTGCCTTGTCTTCATATGCTTGGTTAATCATCTGTCTCTCCAATAGGCCAACCATCAAGGCCAATCGTTACCTTCTTGCGTGGTGGCTTCCAATCGTTGATAGTTGCCTTCTTATGCCATGCTGTGAGAGCTTCAAGCCTTCCTTGGCGGTGTGTGTCTGTTTTAATGCGTCTCTCACATTCCTTTATAGGCACATCAAGGTTGATTACTGTTGCGCCTAGTATGGCTGCCCACCAGTCCCGTTCCCTTTTAGTCGGTGCTGATACTATGAACCATGCTGACCCGTGCCTTTGTTTGGCTAGGTTGGCTAACATGCGGTTCCTCATGCGTATAGCAGGCGTTAAATACTCCTTAGGTGCGTCTGTTATACCGCTTACTGTCTCTAAGCATGCATCAAGATCAATCAGGGTATCATTGCCTGCTATGTTACCCTTTACATATGTCGACTTGCCTGATCCTGGTGGCCCACATACTACCGTGACCGGGCATGCTGGCTTAGGTAACCATGCAGGGTGTGTTACCGCGCCGCCGCTTCCGTCTTCTGTGGCTGTCTTGATACTGTGGCAACTCCAGCATAACGATTGATGATTGCTTTCTTCCCAGAATAAAGGATCATCCTTGCCGCTTATTGGCTTGATATGATCCACACATTGCGCTGCTGTTAGTTTAGGCAGACACTTTACACACCACGGGTTATTCCGTCTGTATGTTTTGCTATATTTGTTCCATGCTAATGTATAACCGCGTCTATATGAGTTAAGCCGTTTAAACAACCCTTGTCCTATTTCCGGTTGGTATCGACGTCCTGTTGTTCGATAATGCCGTTAATGTCCTGTCATTTGCCTTAACCGTTCTTGTCCTTAATGGGCTTGGTGTTATGACCTTCTCTGAAAATCCTTTAAAGAAAAATATTAGTGTCGTTAACATTACGCAAACCCTAGATTAACCACTAATGCATTTGCTCCGGGCGCACCGCTGTCATTGTCTGCCACGCCCGTAGTCGCCGCTATTGTAATGCCTGTGCCAAACTCTATCCCGTTGGGAATCGACAATGTAAAGCCTGCACCGTCTGAATCCGCATTGCCTGGAACAGGGAAAGTTAAATCAGGCACCGTCGTTCCTACAGTGACACTTGCCGCTGCCAAATCATAAAACTTAAGAAATAACGGTGCTGCAGTGCTGTTAATGGCATGTATCCAATATACTTGGCCTGCTGTCGCTTTAACTTCGTCTTCGCTCTCATCCACGTCAATATTCTTATATAATGTGGTGCCGCCTGACGTCCTGACACTTATACCAACATCACCTATTAAGTTTGATCCGGTCGGAAGCGATGCGTCAAATTCTTCTATGGCGACCTTGAGATTTCCACCCGCTGTGGAATTTATAGGTATAAAATCCCCGGTACCTGCTGCCTGCGCTATAATAGAGGCTTTTACAATGACTGACGATCTATCAGGCGCAAGATTGTCGTCAAGTCTGTGTATGGTAGTTAAGGAATTTTGCCTATGCAGAATAGTTTGTACCCTAAACGCTCCTTGCGGCGTAGCACCATTAACAAACACAAACCTGTAAAATTTAGCATGTGCTGGTAGTTGAAATGTTCTTGTTGTTCCAATTATAAAATCATGTTGATGTGAAACATCCCAATTTGTATTATCAATTGAAAATTCAAACCGCATCCCATTTGCGGCGCTGTCCTGATCTGCAAATACTTGTGTTGAAACCATTGTATAATTCAGGATATCAACGCCAGTTCCAGTGAATGTTGCCGCTCCCGATAATGTAGAAGTTGTGGAGTTCCCACTGTCAATCACATTTGGTGCATCACATATCCATAATGCCCCTAGTTCATCGACCTGTAACGGCGAAATTTCATTATTAGTATCAGCCAAAGGTGCTAATACATCATTGCGAACAGCTCCAATAATATTGCCTTTGGTGGTGGCTTCTGAATATGTTGTTGTGCCTAAAGTAGCAACAACGTCATCCAATAATTGTAAAGCCGTTAATGCAGCACCATCTTCCTGAATTGTAAATGCAGCGGCACTGTCTACTGTTAATGACCCTCCATTATCATCTACACTTAATACGCCAGTAGTATCTGATGCAATGGTTACACGTTGAACGCCTGTTCCTGATACCCCGTTTCCCATCGAAACGTTTACGCCGTTGAATTGTGTAATGTTATAGCCAGCACCAGAAACGGCGTTATCAAGCAATTGTAAGGATGTTAATGCATCACCGTCAATCTGTGTAACAAATGTCCCCCCATTGTCTACCGTAATAGAATTTCCGCCGTCTTGAATATTGACCGCGCTTGCACCCGTTGAGTTATCAATAGTAACATTATGACCGTCCGCTAACTGTTTGGCGGCTGTGGCTGCACCTGTAGGTAAAGATATGGTGCCTGATATATTTGTTATGTTATATGTGCCGGATTGTGCCGACTGTACTAAAAAAGTACCCGAATTTTTAATATTCCCGATCTCAGCAACGCCAGTGGCTAATTTACCTATTTCCGCCGTCCCTGCCTGTAATGTAGATTGAACAGCAAAAGTACCGGAATTATCAACAGTTATTGAACCTGCGTTATCATCTATCGAAACAACGGCCTGATCAGTCGCAAGAACAACTCTTTGCGTTCCTGCATCCACATTACCCGCCCCTGAGCTTGCAAGCGTCGAGCTGTCCAGTGCGCCGAATGTTATTTTATTTATAGTATAGTGAATGCCCCCTATATCATCAGTCGCAAATGTTGCGCCACCTGATCCAGGGTCGCTTATGACATTATCGGCCATGACGGATAACCTGGTTGACTTTGTGGTCGTTTTCTGTGTATAATAGCACTATGGGTTCCTTTATTGACATTACTGGCCAAAAGTTTCACCGACTACTAGTATTGGGTAGGTCGAAAAACAAAGGCGCTAGAGTTGTTTGGAAATGCCTATGCAATTGCGGCAATATTTCATATGCTCATTCATCTGATATTAGACACTCCAAACATAAGTCTTGTGGGTGTTTACATTTAGAAGCAATAACAATACATGGTGCCACTAAACAAGGCGGGATTAGAACGCCGGAATATTCTTCTTGGGTTTGTATGATAGGGCGTTGTCAAAATGACAAACTACCCGGGTGGCACAGATATGGAGGCCGAGGCATTATTGTTTGTACGCGTTGGCGTAAATCCTTTTCTAATTTTTTAAAAGACATGGGAACTAAACCCACGCCAACCCATTCAATAGACAGAATTGATAACGATGGCAATTATTGCCCAAAGAATTGTAAATGGTCTACACCAAAAGAACAGGCTGCCAATCGCATCTATGTTAAACCAGAACCAAGGCCACGAGGTAAAGACGGTCGTTTTATTACTGGTCTGTCATCCTGCTCCTGTTAAGCTTAAGCTATATCTTCGCGTAACCCCACCCACTGCCTCTGGCGTTCCTGCTGTAGAAAATGTTGCCGGGTCGCTATGGTTGGCGTTTTCTGTTGTTATCCAGTCATCATTAACGGCGTTGTCCATTCTCAGACGAACCTCCGATATACCACCATCGAAATACGCCCCGGAACCTGTAAGACGCCATATATTTCCTATAATCAATGCGTCTGCATCTCCAGTTCCGTCGCTAAAGCCTCCGCCGCCGCCCGTAGCTTTTGACGCACCATCTAAGTAAAGCTCACTATCAGTTAAACTTAGCCTATGGTGTAACAGTTGCCATGTAGCAGCCGCTGCATCGTTGTCGGTATCAAGCCCAATTGTTATCACCGTGGCCCCGCTTGTTTTGACTTGCGCCCTCCAACCATCGCCCGTACCGTCTGCATCCATCCATATAACCGCTACAGAAGCTGCATTATTAGCAGTACCAAGCGATAAAATCCTGTGGTCTATTGATAAATCATCCGGGTTACCCCACCCCTGTACTGTAAATATGTCATCAGTTGCCGTTAAGCTTAAAGGGAATTCTATCCTATCATTCGTACCGTCAAATTGGGCCGTATCTGCACCGAAGGGTGCTGTTACATTTGCCAGAGACATACTTGTTCCTGTTCCATCCGTACCGCCCGTCGAATTGGTATAGCCTCCGGCGTCATTATTCGCCGCCTCTTTAAGGTGAGCTACTACTAGGTAATCAGTCCAAACAGCATTGCGGCCAAAAGATGCAGTCACGGCGGGCTGTACTTCCCCTGCCTTCTTATACCATGCATAAATGTCTCTTGCTGCCCCTGTGTTAAGCGTAGGCCGTTTAACATGAAGCTCTACTTCGCGGCTTGGTTCACTTGCGTTGGTTACAAAAGTAACAACATCTAAATCTAATTGCGTGGTTCCCGCCGCATCTTCGGAAAACCTTACATCACCCCCACCATTCAAAGCTGAGTTCGACCCGGCGTCTACCATTTCGGTAGGGAGATTGTCCTTGGTTAGCAGAATAGGAAAATCCGTATTGCTTCCTGTTATCTTCGCATCCGGGACCGTAATTTTAACTTTTCTGCCCCAACCTGTAGGAAAGCTCATAATTTATCCCATCCATTAAAAAAGCCACCAACCGAGGGGGAGGGAGGCTAGTAGCTTTTTATGTCGTGAAAATTTCCACGTTGATTTAGCGTACGCGAAACTACTTATTAAGTCAAGTCAGTAGATCAAAATATCCAAACCAATCATTAAATCGTCACGATCTTTGGATTCTCCTTTGCGCCCGGCAATCAGGTTATCCAACCACATAGGAACATTCTCGCATACTCCCACATTGACAATCTGTTCCTGCACGTTTCGGCCTGCGCTGTATAGTTTATCGTTTAGTTCTTTGAAGTCTTGTTCTCTATCTGCGTCTGAGAGGTCCGTAACCTCACGAGGAAAGCCTATTGACCCGTTTCCGGTCATATCGCCTATAGAACCCGACTTCGCGTCTATTTGGCCATTCCTGTGGATGTAGAGAGAACGGAAACTATGTGCTGCTGATACTTTAGCCGCCCCGTCGCCGTTTAATAGCCCCCTAGCTTCCATTATGCTTATTGGGGATGTGTCGGCGCTATCGTATGCACCTTGATAGTCTCTGCCCACTAAGCGTTTGAATTGGGCTAACCGTTCAGGGGTTGGCTTGGCTTTGGGTTGCCTGCCTTCTCTGGTGGTGGGTATCTTCTTTAAGGTCTTGCCTCTCCGCTTTCTGCTCACCCACCAAATCCTTCTATGCCGTTGTTGTCACCGCTCATTTCATTTCTCCGTTATCGTTCATCACCATTATCCTGATATTCATCACATATATAACCCTCATCGACAAGCCCATATTTTTCACACTCTATCCAATCCGGACCCCTGCTGGTACATAAGATACAATTTGTACAATTATCAACTTCTCTATAATTAGGAGATTTCTCTAATGTCATGGGCTTGTGACCTGAAATAATTCAACCTCATTCTACACTATCTTATGTTAATCCTCAAGGTTATATTAGTTCCTCTTGATTTCCTAAAAATTCTAAAGTTACAGGCTCCCACCCAACAACATATGACACTCCAGTTGTCTTACCTCCCGGTAATAATTTAGTCTTTGAATCAGACGCATATGGGTTTGCGTACATACTCAAACCTAGCTGATAAACCCTGCATATTCTCCTGTTCCCTAACACTGTTGATAATAAGACATATTGGTAATTAAATGCCCAATGCATAAATCTTTGAAATATGTTCATTTCTCTTCTCCGTTGATTAAAATAGCCAAAGCTGCCTGCCCGGCATGAATGGTGCAATATGGGTTACCCTCAACGCGATATGTTGACGGCTTGCCACAGTGGTTAACCCTTTGCTTATCGCTTGAATATGGGGTATGCCTTACTGCAGTACAGGTCACTACGTCATGGGGCGATAGAATTGTATTTGCACTAGTCATTTTTCTTCTCCTTTATAGCATGAATATACAGCCCCCTTTTTGGGCTTGTTCCGTTCGATAATATCCACAAGCTTTTCGGCTGCTTGCTTGGTTTGCTTCTCGAATGCGTCCGTTATGGGTTATGATTATTCATTCTTCCTTGTCTGCCAGCATGTCCCAACAAGTAATTATCGTCATAGGCTGACATATTACGATAATATATCTATCTGCCACCAGTAACCAATATCTACCTTTAAACATTTTACCCATATAGATTGATGAATTACAGGGACTCTGCTTTCTTGCCATCTTTCTTCTTGATTTTGTTAATCGCACTCCACCCTCAAGCATTCTGTCGGCCTCGGCTGTAGTCATCGGGCCGATTCTCTTTCTAAGGTTTTTTATGGCGTGATTAGTCCATGTATATTTATCATAATTAAATCCCGTCATGATTGTTCCAACATTTCATTTTAACCTTGCTTCCCAATGTGTAAAGCTTGTTACGATTGTGCCGGGATGCATAGCCTCAATTATCTTGTGTATGATCTTGCACCTGTCCCATCCACATATCAGGGGACTTAGCCCTTTAAGCCATGCATCCACTATCTGCTTGCCATCGGTTATTTCTGCGATCTTCGCAAAGTTTCCTTTTGCCACCTGACTGCGCTGGTATGTATCATTGATAATATCACAAAAATGCTCAAGTTTTGGGTGTGGGTTTTCTATAGTTATTTCTGTACTTAAGTCTTCTTCAAGCCCTCCACGATTAATCCAGGTCATCGGGTGCGGAATGAACTTGCGCTCTGTGTTCTGGTGGCTTTCCGTGAATGCCCTTGTACGTGTGCATAATTCGTCAAAGCCATACTTCTTGACAAGAGCCGGGAATTTCTTCTTGAGCTTGTCTGGGCCTATCCTGCGGCCTATGGGGAAGCATTTAATCCATTCTTCTGCGGTTTCATTCATGAGATTATTCTATATCACCCTTCATGGGCCATTTGATTATGGGCCGCACATCTACCAGAACAATAATCAAATTCTTTTTTGAAATTTGTATATTGCCTAGAAATAACCGTATCTACTACTTTCTTGTCTATATCGGTTGCTTTGCCACAATACTCACATTTAAACTGACCTTCTTTAGGCACATATTTTTCAACCAAGCCTTTCACTATAGGTTCAAGTGTATTTTTAACGAAAGAAGCGTTGTTGCCCTCTTTAAAATCCTTCAAATGCATTCCCCAACTAGTCCTGCCATCACTAACATGCAAACAAATATCTTCTTCATTTAGGTCTTGGCAGGTTAATCCCTCAACTATTTTTTTTATCTTGCTCACATTTTCTCTATTTGGGCGTTTATCGAAATAAGGCTTCCTAAAATTTTCTTTAAAGTGATACATTATTTTATCTACTTTGGCTTCTTGTACATAATACCCGTTTTTATATTTCGTATGGTTTATACTTACTCGATACACCTTATCAGGTAGTCCGTTGGGGAAGAACGACATAGCAAAATCATGCCCTAACTTATCCATAATCGCCTCGTACTTTTTGTATTTTTCTAAATTAGTAGCCATCTTTCTTTCCTTTTTCCATAGCTAAACCCTTTTCCTCGCTCCTGATATGGGAGCATAGCCTACCAAGCTATTCTGTGAGTACTAAGTTAATCTTTCACTCTCGTGTATGCCTTGATATTGTCTTGGTGGCATCTCGCTAAAACATTTTTTAGGCTGTTTTCAAAATAAGTCGCGGTATAGACAATCTAACTTATTTTATCCTTCACCTTGTAAACCATCAGTATGCGCGTAACTCCTACGGGTCGCGGTTGTTACATTATAACATACAAAGCCTGTGTGGGGCATAAACTATCGGAAGGATTTATCGGAGATATGTATTGACAGGATTTTTGTGTTATGGTATAACATTTCTTATCAGTATGTATCAACGCCTGTGTGGGAACCTTTCCGAGAATAACCATGCAGGCGTTTTCTATTTTACATATTTTCCAACATAAGTCTAATAGAAATTATCTATACAACCTATAGAAACCATCTATAACACCTTTCCATAAACCAAAATCAAATAACTTATATCCACCCCTACGCCGCAGATACCTGCCGCCCAAACACACCTGTCACGATCTATAGCGTATATTACAGCCCCTATTACCGGGGGAATGAGCATGGCGGTGATAAGGCCTAACATAGCCCTAAAAACCTCTTGACTTTATCAGTGGCATATTTTTCGGGCATTCCCGTTCTTACTTGCATTTCCGTTACCTGATTTGCCGTGACATTATATCCGGTAGCCCTCTTTATCACACCAGCAACCACGTACGAATTACATTCCTGGTTTGTCATCGCGCCGATTAAATCGGCGGGTTGAATTGATATTTTCATTCTATCCATAGAGGGGAAATTGTCAGGAGACTCTATAGTTCTTACCATTACTATTCCGGCATATGATAAGCTACGCGGCGGCTTAGGTTCCTCATCTTTTTTGATTCCCATACTCTTTGCCATAGCCCAGACTCCCCCTTCTGTTCTTCGAACTCCACACCGCGCATAAAGCCTACGCGCTACCTGTTTAGCTGTGTTGGCACCATAATTATCTCTAATATAATCTTTTTCTTTCTTTGAAAAACGACTAGCCATTATTCTATCCATCTCATATAAGTTAACTTATTTGTTATCTCTTCTACATCTCTTTTAAAACCCCTGAGCCAAGATAGCTTTTTTATAATTTTAGGCACTGGCATGTATTTATGGTATTGCTTTAGAAGGGACATTTCTGCGAAAGTAAATGGCTTCATCATATTTCCTTTGCAGTATCATTTGTGTTCTGAGATTTTAACAAGCGTTTGAGCCTGTCATCCTCAGAGTTAGCATAATAGGCCAATTCCTCGACCTGTCTCATGGCCTTGTCATATGGCGCGTCGAAATTATTAAATGGGGCTTCATGTGTCATGTGCTGAGTCTCCGGGCGTCTTCGTTGAAATTATTATTCATCCTCATCAGCACCAGATGTGCAATAAGAACATGGCGGATTTATATGGCATGAACAACATGTATTATACTCGCCTTCCGCTTCATCCAAGGCGGCACTTTGTGCAGGGGCAAAATGTCTATCATAAGCTTTCTTCTCTGGCGACATTTCACTCCATATTTTATTACGCAAAGCACTAACGCAAGCCCCGCAATATCCAAACCCAGAAGCGTCTGGTTCACAACCGCATGACAATCTATAAGACATTGTTATCCTCCAAAGTACGGCTTACTTGCTGCATAGCCCAATCAAGTTTTTCAGCCTCCATGTTTGCGACAACATCTTCAATGCTTGCATCTAAGTTATTATGTGAATACATCCGCTTGAAAAGCATCTGATTGCTTTCTGGGAGCTTATTAAGGCCCACAAGTATTCTTGATCTTGCAAATTCCTCTAAGTCTTTATTCATTTCTAGTCTCCTATGCCCCCTTGGCGTTTAAGTATTAAATTAAAAACATACGTCACAAGTACAATATTCGTTAGTACCACCAGACGCAATTGACCCATTACCTCCATAAGCCTTACGAGCATTGGCACAATATCGGCTACCGTTTTTTGATGGCCCCATCTCAAGTTCTGCTGGACGGTTTGGCTCATCAGCAAGCCGTGCGTTTACTTCAATTTCAGTTTCAAATGCATCTTTAATTTTTGCCATTATCTATCTCCGGGCGCTTAAGTTGGTTTGTATTCAATGGCCAGAAGATTATCAATCTTATCCTGAACCACCTTTAATTCCATATGAAACTTGGCGTTTATTTTTACCTTTTTCTCTTCTAAACTCTCAACAGCCTTGCCCTTAATATCAACTTTTTGAGGTATCTTAAAGGTTACCATTTGTGTCCCAAGTAATATTTTGTCATCTCCGTATTTAGATGAGTCATAGTCTAAATAAGATAAACGTCCTGCGCTATACTCGCCTATATCTAAAAGTATAAATATTTCTTTTTCTTCCGTTTTTGGTAATTTTTCTAAGTTATCGTTATTCATTGTATTCCCTTTCGGTGGGCGTTTAAAAATGTTTCTAGTCTAATAAAAAATCTTGTTGGTTAGTGTCAATTGGTGCGGGCGTTTTTGCAGATCGGTTATATTCTTCAAATGGTACTTTTCGCCAAACCCAACCATTGCACCACCGCGCCATATCTTTCAATTTTTGCATTGTCCAGTCATGACGGACATGAGGCCTCTTTTCCAAAGCATTTAATTTTATAAATGGTTGCGCATGTGGATCACCACCCCACTCAATCACCTTGTTTATTCTGGCAAGACAATCTGCTACAGGCTCATTGCCGATAAGCACATAAACTCTTTTGCGGCTTTGTGGCACATCTTTAAGAATTTTCATTACCCTCTCAACATGAGGGCCATCGCCTTCATCATCATACGCAAAACGCCACGGACCTTTATTTATAACACCCCATCTTTGAAATGTATCTTCATCGAAGGTGCGCGGCTCAAAGCCTGAATTAGCATCCAGCAATGGCACATTATGGTCTATATACCGTTGAATTATATGGTCTTGATAATCAACAGGTAAAGCTGATAGATTATTGTCCACCAACACGGGGCGCATAGGGAAATCGGGCATCATTGTAAACTCTTTGCCTTCCATCTTAGGCACAATGCAAAACCAACACCCTACGGGGCAACCCCGGCTTGCCATAGTGGCCATAGGGTTATGGTGAACAAGAGCTTCTGGTGCCTTGCCGCCTAATTCTGCAACATCAGCAAGATAGTGCTTCCGGGTAAAGATGCCGGGGCCACCTGCACGAACCGTTAAGCCTTGCGCCTTTAGAAATATTGCCCGTTGATAAGCATCATCAAGCTTCCAGGTAAAAGCAACAGATAGAAAGGCTGTATCCCCTTCAATCCATTCGGCCAATCCGCCGATCCATTTACCTGTGCTGTATTCCATAACTATCTCCGGGCGTTAAAAAAGTTTTTAGTTCCACTTAATCAGAACACCCTCAAAGGGCAATCCGTGTGTGTCGGAAAACCACTCTGACATGTCCATGAATTCGTCAAATCCATCAGCCTTGGCAAAATCGTTATCGAAATTATCGGGGTCGGCAAATTGGTTGCCAGATCCGGCTTGTAGCCTCTCACCATCAATAAACATTTCTGTGGCTTCAATCCTGATCTTTTGAACCCTGGAACAAATAGCGTCGCGAAGTTTGCGGCAACCTTTGGTTCTCATTCCTGTAAAAAGTTGCAGATTGTCGCCGGGCTTGGCGTGTCGATTGTCTTTACGCTCGGCGCGGACCGTTTGGCGCTTAGTGCCGTATTCTACGTCATCAGCGAATTGCTTTTTAAAGTTATAAGCTACCATGTCTCTGCCTTTCCGGGCGTTAGTGCAAATTAAATAGTGTCCGTGTTTTTAAGCAATTCTTCTTCATATAAAAGTTCAAGAATCGTCACATTAAAAGCTGTACAAAAGCCGAGCAGCGTTTTTAGTGTCGGATTAATACACTTGGCTTTCTCATAAGCCCATATTTGTTGTTTAGTAATCCCAACTAAAACAGCAACACCATTTAAGGATAACCCTCTTGCCTTGCGTAGTCTTTTCAAGTTTGATTGTAATTCCATTGTTTGTCTCCTGCCCACATGGGCGTCTTAATATTTCAATTCAATAATCGTTGTTTTATTGCTTGACTAAGGTTATTGCATAATGTAGTTTCAATTGCAATAGGTATTTATGAAAAAGGTAAAAAAGGTGAAAATCATTACAAAATACGGTTATGTTAAATCAATCCAAGGCGAGGTTTCTGTCGATATTCAGAAAGAGCATCTTATCAGAAAGGGTGTATCAGTTGCCCATATATATAATGGTGACGGCACTCAAACTATCTTTGATGCGATACGTTCTTTCAGGGAGAAGGAGGATCAATTAATTGTTTATTCCGGGTCTATTGTCGGCAAGTGGAATTTCAAAAAAATGAATAAAGAAATGGGACCAATACCGCAAACATTATACTTATGCAAGGGCGATATTACCGTTGAGTTTTCAGAGTGGGAAAATATAGATGTCTTGCTTGGCCATATAGAGACCGTGGAGCGCCGCAATGGTGGTCATGGAGGTAAGCCGGACTCAGTTAGCTTGAGAGACCACAAGCGTATCCACAAGATGCGTAACGATGGAATGAATTCAAGACAGATATGCGAAGCGTTGGGATGGGATAAAGAACGAAAAACAACGGTCTGGCGCTGGGCTAAAAAGGCGATTGCAGTGGCCCCGGCTAAGACTCCCTATGAAGGGAAAGAATGATGATTAATCTACCGCCTAAGGAGTTTACACATGTATGGAATGACGAAACCTCATTTGAGGAGAAAGTGCGGCTTTCCCCAGTTCTTATGGAAACTCATTATTTACATATCTGGCAAGTCAAACAAACAGCGATCAAAGCGCACAAGAGATATATGAAAGAGCTTGATGGTTGGATGGACAATATCCGGCTGAGTCTCGCAGAATATAAAAGGAAACACCCAGAGAGTGTTTTAAAACAGGGGTCAAAACTATGACGAGCCATGTAAACATTAGTAAACCAAGATCAGTATTTGATTCCGCTTTTACCTCACAGCTTGAGTTAGTAACACTTCGTGCGGAACTGGCCCTTTGGAAAAGTCGCGCATCAACCTTTGAAGACGATTTAAATTCTATCTTTGAGCGCGTTGCTAATGGTGAAGAAATTTATCTTTGTCAGGATAACGGCGAGATTACCTATATAGGAAAGGTCAAATCAAATGGCAAATGAAACGAGCATAAAATTGAAACTTGCCCCGTGGATAGTAGAGCAATTCAAGGAATCTGAAAAGAGATTTTACGAACTCCCGAAATGGCTACGTGATATAGGATGGAAAAATATGAAGTCAGATGAAGAACAGGAAACTCGGAGATGAGCGCGAAAGTCAATGTGGCCGCATGGGTAATGTTAGGGATGCTCGGTGAAATGGGCGATGTGCATAGCGTGGTGCCGACAAGAACTAAGCCACCTAAAGACCCAAGTAACCCCATAGATCAACTTGCTATGTCCAAAGCTGAGGCGAAAAGACAACGGAAACTCCAAAAGAGAAAGTTACACTTATGAGCGATACATACACCATAGCCAAATCCGCCCGAGGTTATAAAATTCTGCTATACGGCGAACCCTTCCTTTATTTTAGAACAAAGCGGTTAGCTAAGAAATTTTTGAAAAATATTTTGAAGGAAAACAAATGAGCATTCTTTGTAAATTTGGCTTTCATTCATGGGTCGCACCAAAGATATTTTTCGTGGCTTTAAACTCAGATGGCAATGATAGGTATTTCGAGTGCAAGCATTGTTCAGAGTTTAAGTTCCCGATACCAATTTGGGAAAGAATAACTAAGAAATGGAAATCATTTATCTACTTCATAGAAAGGTTGTGAAATATTATGACGAGCGAATTTGATCAAGTAGAATATTGAGCGGGTAAAGCGAATAGCTTGCTTGAGGAAAAAAACGCACTTGTTATTGAGAAAAAAATATTAATGAATTATCTCAAGCATGTTTCTGAAAAAGAAGGAACAGGAACCGGACTTTTTGCTGGTGATCTTCAAGAAGAAATTAAACAATTTCTGAAAGGTTTTCATAATGACTAACATAAAACAAACGAGCGAAACGATCACCCTAACTAAAACTCAAATAATTATATTTGGTAGACCTAATTTTTGTTGTCGTGAAATAGCTCACATGCTTATTGCGGCGGGACTATATGCAGACGGCGGTCCTAAATCTGAATATGAGCAAGCTGTGGTTATTCATTGGACCTCTAATTTACTCGACAAACACGGGGATAAATGGAGAGAAGAAGCAATGAAAATTCTTGAGGATATTGACGCAAATAGGCAGAAACATCTTGATAGTTTGTCCTGTAAATCTTGCGGAGGTTCTGGAGATTTTAGCGATGGCAGCAAAGAATGCCCTGCTTGTAATGGTACAGGAGTTTCAAATCATGAGTGATGTTTTAACGAGCGTAGAGACAATTCCCGTTGACAAAGTTTCAACTAGAAACTGCCCTGAGTGTGGCCATTTTGTTTCACAAGTCATGGCAGAAATGGCAGCGGTAGATTTTGATTGTCCTCGATGTGGAAAACATAAAATAAGTGAATTTGTAATATATGAAAAGGAAACTCGAAGATGAGCCGTTACGTCTTTACGTCAGGGTGTTTCTATTGCCCCAGCCTTATGGCAAAACCGCCGACAGAAGAGGCCTATCTTGCGCCTCCGCTTATCCAGTGGTCACGGGGGAACGATATTAAACTTATGCCCATGCGTTGCCCAGAAACTGAGTTTAGTGGCCCGGACCGGAAACCACACGGACGAAAATACTACAATGAACTGACGGGGTTTCGTGATCATTGCGCCGTTATAGCGCAATATGAAGCTGATAAGATAGTCAAATTTGGTGCATTCGCAGTTATCGGAGTTACAACATCCCCGGCTTGTGGAACTAATTTTGGTGGCAAGAACCCATACCAGCCAAGCGGCATCTATATGGAAGAGTTACGCACCGCATGTAAAGAGCGCGGCACTAATATCCCATTTATAAGTATATGGCCAAAGCACCCGCACAAACTTATTGAGAAACTGGCAAGCCTTTTAGTGCCGCAACAAGGATTATTGATATGACAAATCAAAGGAGCGGAAATGCTGAATGGCTAGAGCGGATAATTAATGAATGCCAAAAGGAAGTTAATACTTGGGACAGCTACAAGCGCGAGGTAATGCAGCGAGAGGCCGAACGTAAACATTTTCAACAAGACAACAGAAGTTATGGGAATTTTTAATGAGCGTACAGGATGCAATAGACATGGCTGGTGAGGCCTACGAAGCGGAATTGAAAGCAATGTCACCCAAGGAAGCAATGATAATGGCTTACGGCATGTTGTGGCGAGATGTCAAATCAACGCGAAAGGCAGGATCGGCAAGGATGGTTTTAAAGCACCAATTAACCAGTGAAGAAAGAAAGATGGGAATACGTCTAGCTCTTGATGCTTATGGCGAAGTTTCAGAAAGTGAAATATTATGACGAGCGGATGGAAGGTAAAAAGACCTAAAAACGAAAAGGTTATAATTTCAGCAAAAGTGGCCCGAGCCGATAAGCTCAGATTAGAATCTCTTGCAAAGAACTATGATTTAACTGTGTCTGCTGTAGCGGCGCAATGCATAGAATATGCCCTTAAAAACGTGGAGATATGAAATGACACAAACGAGCGACGATTTTAAGATTATCCCGTTAAGGCCTGGACTTAATGGTGATGCTGTTGAAATGCTTGAACTTGCACTTGAGCGAGCAAAGTCCGGAGAACTAAAATCAGTGGCGATTTCATGGGTTACTTCTGAAAACTCTATCGGCGGGGACATCAGCGAGGGCGATCATAACCTAATAATGTTCGCGGCATTATCCAATACTCTTGAATATTTTAAAAATAAAACTTTCAATTTGGAGGACGGTTAAAATGAGCAAAAAACTTCAAATGTGGGTTGTGAAAAGGCGAGATGGACCAAATTTTAAGATCCTGCCACATACAATCAACCCCACTCGCCGCGCCGCTATTAAAGCGTTTCTTGATAAGGATTGTTCGTCATGGGTAACGGCTCATGAGCGTGATCTTCATTGGCGTTGGCTTCGTGATTACAAGCAGGCGCGGGCAGTCAAAGTTTCAGTTCAGGAGGATATTAAATGAGCGATTTTAAGAAATTTAAAATTGATAAAAATATCCCGATGCCACTAACCGGCAGATATTCGCCCTTGCTTGATATGCTGGGTGAAATGAAAATTGGTGACAGCATCCTTACTTGCGACCAAAAAGAACGAGACAGAATTTCTGCGGCAATGCGAAGATTGAAATATAGGCCTACAAGCAGAAAAGTCAAAGACGGATATCGTTTGTGGAGGTGCAAAACATGACAAAAATTAAAACGAGCGGATATCACTGCAATTTTTGTGGCATAAGATTAACCCGTAAAGATAAGGTTGTAGACAATAAGTTTTGTTTAAAATGCACAAATATGAAGGAAAGTAACATGAGCGCGATAGATAAAATTAATCAAATGAAAAATTCAATCCGTGTCGTAAGGGCAGTTTTAAACGCAAGCGCGGAATGCACGACCGTGCCAGTTATCAAAAGCGATTTAGAGGCATCAAGCGAACAACTGGACAATGTGGTCCGCATACTTGATATTTTAAAACATGAATTGGAAAATTAATATGAGCGAATTGAAGAAATTAGAAGAACTGTTACTAAAAAAGATGGGATACACCCAATCAAAGCCGGATAACTGCGCTCGATGTGTCCACGTTATAAGCCCTGGAATTAAGTATATATGCAAATTTAATATGGTATGCGATATTGAAGTACAAGCTCATGGACGTTGTGAATATTTCAAATCAGGAGGCCAATTATGACGAGCAAGAAACGTAAAACTATATTTGTGTCTGTTGTGTTTGCCATAAAGCCATTAAGCGAAGGGCATTTTATTGATCATGGCCACGCTCTCCATTCTATTAAGTCGGTAAACATGACAGAAGAACAAGCCGTGGAGAAAATTAAAAGCCAAGTACAGGAGCATGAAGATTTTTTATGTTTTGAAAGTGTTCTTTCATCAATTGTGGAGCAAGACTAATGAGCGATTGGCAACCGATTGAAACAGCACCCGAAGGGCGCACCCTTCACTGTGGAACAATGAGCGAGCGTGTTCTTTTATGGGTTCCGCCTTACGGGGCGTCAACAGGACATCATGATAATGGGAAGTGGCACTGTCACAGTATACTAAACAAAGAAGCCGTGCCTACTCACTGGAAAAGAATTGACCCGCCAGAAGGAATTGAAATATGAAGACGAGCGGTAAATGGAAAAGATTTGAAGAAGGCAGTAGAGGTCATAGAAAACACATTGCCAACACACCAGAAGGTAACTCCGTATGGGTTGTCCTTTGGGACGGGGAACATGGGGAGTTCTTTTTTGCATCTAATCCCAATAATTGGGGCGGATCTGGATGGTACGCCGACCCTAAAGATGTAATTTCAAGACCAGAAGATGAGAGAAAAAAGTACAGCATTGAAGAGTTGGCACAGATGATATTGGACGCATCAGAAACAGCCAGGAACCACGATGAATTGGAAAATTGATATGAGCGATTTGATCAAAGCCTTAAGGCGCGATGCTAAAAAAGAAAATTATGGTCCCCTTGTTCGTATGCTAGAAGATGCGGCCGATGAGATTGACCGTCTTCAAAGAGCTTTAATTAGACAAACTGAAAATATGGCATTTGTACTTAATCGTGTTGATCTTCATAAATGGCATGGAAGATTTGCATCTGAACTTGAAGAAGATAGGAAGCTTTTGAGATGATTAATATACCGACTGGAAATTTTTCACATTTATGGAATGACCTACCCAAAGAAGAGCGTGAGCGACTGATGCCTTATATGGTAGAGGCTCAATTTCTTCATATCTGGCAAGTCAAACAAAAAGCCATAGCTTCGCATGAAAGACACATGGCAGAACTTAACGACTGGTTGAAAAATATTAGACGGGACATTAACAAATACAAAAGAGAACTGGAGCAAGACAAATGAGCGAAATGACAATGGAAAAAGCAAGGATAAGTATAACCAAGGCTATCGTGACGGACGGCCCTTATTCAAATAACATAGTTGGTTCTGTTCTCAGAAGTGTTGCTGCTGAATTTGGCAATGAGACTGCAAACGACCTAATTGATGAATTTGACATAACCGAACTTTTCGATATTGAGAAGGTAAACCCATGACAAAACAAACGAGCGATTTAACCATTGAAGATTATGAAGAGACGTTCAAAGACCGTCAGCGGTTGGTTCGCAAAATTGATGTTATCATCAACGGTGAAGATGGTGCGGCACAACAGGCGAGTTTGTGTGATGTGGTGGGGCAGATTGAACAACTTGTCATCGACAATAAAAACTTAGGACAAGATTTAAAAGCTGCTAATGATTTGATAAGAGAAATAGGAGTTCAACTTAAATGAGCGATTGGAACAATGAACATCTACAGTCAGCATTTAATTATTTTGATGACGCCAAGAACCAAGGAAATATGACGGAAACTAGAATAAATCTAGTTCTTACTGGGCTGATGAAGCTAGCAGTGTTTCTTGACGATAACCATAAAGAAGTGGAGCAAAACAAATGAGCGGGTATAAGGTTAACGATGCATACATATCACTTTGCGACAAATACCGTTATACGCTGACGCGCGTGTGGGGTGAAAATGTCGAAAATTTAATGATTTTTTGTATGCTGAACCCATCAACAGCGGATGCCAAAGAAGACGACCCCACTATTCGCCGTTGTGTGAGTTTTGCAAAGCGCGAAGGTTATGATGGCATTATGGTCATTAATCTTTTCGCTTTACGGGCCACCGACCCCGCTGAATTATCGAAACACTTAGACCCCATGCATGGCAATGATAAGGTGTTGAACTCATATGCCCATCGCTCAAAAGTCACTGGCAAGCCGATTGTATGTGCTTGGGGTGCTAACAGGTTTGCAAAAGAACAGGCGCATAATTTTATGAATATGTGCAACGGAATCATGTTGCCTGTTTATTGCCTTGGTGTGACAAAACAAGGCCATCCCAAGCACCCCCTTTACCTTAAATCAGATACACCATTGGAGGCTTTTCGTTATGTCAATTGAAACAAAAGAAACGAGCGCGTATGCCTGTAATAAATGTGGCAAGAAATTATCCCGCGATGATAAAGTTGTTAGCAATCTTATATGCCGTGAATGTGATAAAAGCGTTGCCACACCAGAACAAACGAATAATAAACTCACAACATCAAACCAGCCCTAAAGCAGATGTTGTGATTCACTAGCGGGAGCAAGTTTGGCGATTTAGCTCCTGCGTATTTTTAAGGAAAGACGATGTATAGACATAATCACAGTTTTGTAACCCTGATAGCGGTCTTTTTCGTGGTGTGGGTGTGGGCGGCGGCGATATGAGAGAAAGCTATCTTCAAGAAGCGGTCATCCAATGGTGTCAGTTGTCACTACGTAAAAACGTGGTTTACTGGTCGACGCCCAACGAACGCAATCCCAAAAATATGGGCAACTTAATGAAGATGGGGCTGTTAGGTGGCGTTGCGGACTTGATTTTTATTTCCGAAAGCGTTCTTATTGGGTTGCAGATAGTCTTCGTCGAGCTTAAGGCTCCAAAGACATACAAGATGGGCAAGCGTGGCAATAGAATAATTGACCTAAAGGGCGGCACTCAGTCTGACAAACAAAAGCTATTTCAAGAACGTGTTGAGGTGTTGGGCTGCTATTATGAGATTGTTGATAACCTGGATGACTTCGCAGACATAATGCGCCGGTATAATTTAACGAAATAACCCATTATAAGTTACCCTTTTTATGTTGGGTTAATTTATCGGTTCCCAGTTTAAGCAATTCCAATATTTCGGGCTTCATGGCCAGAGTCTTTCCATTAAAACCCCTTGAAATTGCGCCTTCGGTAATGCCAGAACATCGGGAAAGATCGGCGAATGATAGTCGACATCCGACAAGTCTCTGTTTCAACTTAATCAATATCTTCTGAGTTTTTGTCATAGCGTTCTTTCCTTAAATGTTTCTAACACGGACAATGTAATTAAAAACTTTATTTAAGTCAAGTTTGTTGTTGACAGTGGACAAGTATCTTGCTACAAATAAAATCAAGGGAACGGAAAATCTCTCAAATCTAAAAGGATAAGATTATGGAATACTGGATTAACATTTTTGATATAGGCGGCGATCTCTGCATGGTCGGCGATTTGCCCCTTGACACCCTTCAAGAAGCTATCACCGAAGTTCGGGACAATGGTCATTTCGGATATATTCACACTATCCATGTTAAAGATGGTACGGCCCTGATAATCAATCTCACCGACATCATTGCTGAGGAAAAAGAACAGGAAGTTCTCGAACGTCAGCATCAGATTAGACACTCCCAAGCTTCAAGGAATTGATATGAACAGAACAAGAATAACCGATCCTGTAGAGAAAGTGATTGCCGGGGCATTGTGCGCTAACGACATTGAATTTATACACGACAGCCAAGGCGGGACAAATGGCTTAGGCTTTTACCTGCCGGATAGCGGTGTATATATCGAATGCAAGCGGTTTCACAGTGCGAGAATTGACGAACAAATGTCACGGGTGAAAAATATCATAGCAATTCAAGGGATGGAAGCGGCATGGTTCTTTTCACAACATTTCGGGGAAATCAGATGAACATCAACGGGCATAAAATACGCAACAGGGATGTATTGAAATACTTAGCCGGGAGCTTGTGCATCGCAGTGATGTTTTATATTGGATTTCCCGCAGCGTGGTATATTGGTGAGGCTTTTGGATTGGTGAAAGGATATTAAGATGGCTGAAGGACATAATAACCCGCCTAACGAATTTGAGATTGTTGAAAAAGAAATCAACGACCTTTATGAAGCGGCTAAACAATGGATTGACGGCGAGCCTATTGAAACACAAGGCCAAGCCGACCAGATCGACAAGCTAATCAGCATGATTAAGGCTGCGGCTAAAAAGGCCGAGGAACACCGCAAGTATGAGAACACGCCATTTGATGAAGGTAAGAAGGCTGTACAGGCTAAGTATGCCCCGCTGATAGCCGATACCAAAGGCGTTACGGGAAAGGCTCCTCTTGCCTTACGGGCTTGTCTTGATACCGTCACCCCTTGGAAGCAAAAAGTGCAAGCCGAAAAGGATGAAGAGGCCCGCAAGGCCCGCGCCATAGCTGACGAAAAAGAACGCAAAGCACAAGAGGCTATCAGGGCCGCGAGTCTTGAAGAACGTGAAGAAGCCGAAAAGCTTTTAAAAGCCGCACAAAAAGCAACCGCCAAGGCCAAGGCGATCAGCAAGGATAACGTCAAGGGCATGCGTACAGTATGGGATATTGAAGTTACAGATTCCGTTGCAATGCTAAGGCATTATTGGTCAACCCAAAACTATGCGCTTGTGCAGTATGCCGAGGGTCTGGCAAAGCAAGACGTTAGGTCTGGAATACGGACAATTCCAGGATGTGAGATTTCACCGAGAAAGGTAGCAAAATGACGGACGACAATATGAAGTTATGGAATGCTGTTTGTAAGACAAACCCGGCTAACACTAAAAATTCTAATGTCCGGGGCAACCAAATAACATCTGTTGCCCCTCAAACACAAATAATGGCGGCGACCGAACAGTGGGGGGTATATGGCGTTGCATGGGGGTGGAAATCGTTTGAATATGATTATACTCTTGTTTCGGAGACGGGTATTTTAGTATTCAAGGGGGTTTTCTTTTTCCCTAATGGTGAATTTCCTATAGGTTCATCTATCTCTGTTTATAGGGATAATGCGCGAACTAAACCAGATCAGGACTTTGCAAAAAAAGTGGAAACTGATGCTTTAACCAAAGGGCTTTCCAAACTCGGTTTCAATGCTGATATTTTTATGGGATGCTTTGATGATGTAAAATATGTTGAAGAACGTAAGGAAGAAGTTAGAAAAGAAAGCGGAGGAATTAACAAAGAAGAAATCCAGCAAGGTTTGAAAGACCTTGTTATCGAAATGAATAAATTAACCGCTAAAGACAATCTACAATTTCTTGACGGGCTAATTAAAGATAGCAAGGCCATGCTTGAACAGGCTGAGGAATTAATGCCAAAAACGTTCAAACGAGTAATGGAATTAAGAGATGCCGCAGCCATACGCATAGGCTCGTTCCCCGGCGATGATGACCCATTCGGTCTGCCAGAAGCAACAGGAGACACACCATGAAATATATAACCCTCGCTATCAACCTATACCGGCTCATGCACACGGAAAACCTTAATGCCTACGATAGAGGAATCCTGACACGCTTAAGCATTAACCCACGGGACCGGGAGGCTATCTTGGAGTTTCACGCCAATCGACTGCCAAAGCGGATTGACTTATGTGCTGTTCCTGTAATTCGTACGGATGGAATAGGATGACCCTTTGCCCTAAGCACCCACGAATTGAGGACAAGGCATACTTAAAGCACGTATCAGAGCTGCCGTGTATTGAATGCCATACCCTGGGTGCCGTGGCTCCTCACCATTTGTTGAAGTTCCCCGGCGAATACAGAGGGACGGGTCGGAAGTTAGGGGACAACCGGACAATACCGATGTGCAATGATCACCACCGCGCCCTACATGATGTGGGGTCTGAGATTAAATACTTTGGGAAAATGGGCGCATTATACGCTATTGATATGTCAATTAAACTCTGGAAAGATTGGGAAGATAATGGCAACATTTAGAACATCAGACAAGCCAAGTTTAACCAGAATTATTGAATTTATCTGTAATCTTGATTTAACTGTTGTGTGGGAAATCAAGATTAAACGATTTGTTAAAAACCGGACTTTACAACAGAATAATTTATACTGGAAATGGAACGGTATTATGGGGCAAGAAATAGGTTGCTCCTCAGATGACTGGCACCAGGATATGATGGATATGTTTTTACCGCCTAAATTTTATACCATTAAAGGTGTGGCAAAGGAAAAGGCCAAGTCCACAAAAAAATTAACCGTTAAGGAATTTACAGAATATCTTGAACATATAGATAGGCATTGTGCATCATTTCACGCGGTCATGCTGCCGCGCCCAGAAGATATGCAGAGAAATTACTAACAAAGAATAGGCCGGGAGTTTACCCTCCCCCTTCTTCCGGCCTCGGTGGGCCGTGTCTCCCCCAAGCGCGGTCCACCACCATTAATTTAAACAACAAAACAAGGATAAGATTATGTCAAACGAATTTGAAGAAAAAAGACACGTATATTTACCTGTTTCAATAGCCAATAAAATTGAGGCTGCTGATAGCGTTGAGGCTCAAGCGTCTATAGCTAAAGAGGTGATCAATAAAAAACGGCTTGATATCACCCGAGAAAATGAAATGCTTGAAGACGACGTGTTAAAATTCAAATCTTTCTGCTTAACACACAGAACAGAAATGAGGAAAATATACCAAGAAGAAGAAGATCTTCTTTATAAAATGTGGGAAGATTTAGACGAAAAAACCACAGAAAAGCGCAAAAAAATATCCGGCATGTCTAAACAATTAAGTATGTTTGCCGATGACGTTAACACCCTTAAAAAAACTATAGATGGTTTCAATCTTTATAGTGCTGAAAAGCTTGCTGAACTGGCCCGTTCAATTGACGCTATGGACGATAACACCAAAGATATTTTGAGGTATGTTTTGAGCGCAACCAAGAAAAAAGAATAGCGCGGTCCTTATCCGCCGCGCCGGGGAAGCGGGTTTTTCCTCCTTCCAACCGCTTCCCCATCCCTTTAATTTAATAGGAAAATATTATGGAAAAAGTAGAAATTTATTTTGAAGAAATGCCCGATTATGTTGGAAGGAACGAAGTCAGGGCTGGCTTTGCACGTGATCTTTCTTTATGGGTAACCAGCAAAAAAAAGGACGGATGGAAATTTTTAGGTTTTATTGGGAGCATTGATGGTCGATTAGGTATGTTTGAGAGGATAGTTAAATGATAATAAGCAAAATGATGCGCTTGCATCGGGCCACCAGCGACAAAGACCAGAAGACAATCGCGGCTGATATTAGTATCCCGGCTAAGACGCTTTCACGGCTTGAGGGTGGCAAGAATATTGACCAACAGGCCACGATTAAGGTTATGGTTTGGTTGTTTGGGGAGGAAGGGAAACAAGATGAGCGATAACCCACAAATTACTGGATTTAAAGATTTTGCCTTAGTGTTTGCTATATCTGTTGTGTGTTGGGAAATTGGAACATGGATCGGATGGGAATTAGCGAAGTGGTTATTTTAGGATGAGCGACTGCACCCATAAAACTATGGATGACCACTCTCGGATGATAGATGTAGAATGTGATGTTGGTGGGCCGGTGCGAGTTTGGAAATGTTCCTATTGTGGCGAAGAAGGACCGTGGTCGAATGGGTATGAATATTATGGTTCAATTGAATGCAGGGTTTGCCATACAGCAGATATTGATGAAGTCAGATGCGGGGATTGTAAAAGGAATTGAATCGGATTGATGATCACTTCATCCTGTCCAGTATTTCTTGATGGTGCTTTTTAAGTTCTCTGTACGCAAGGACTTTAGACACTACCCCCGTCACGGCCACTATAAACACCGCTATAACGCCAAGGCCTGCTGAATGGGTATCGAGCCACCATAGAAGCCCGCCACCGCCGCCTGCCGTTGCTAACGCGCTATTGCTGAATAAGTTGATCTTTGTTGCCATGCTCATTTAACTATCTTCTTCCATAATGTTTTAATCTTTTTCCATAATCCGGGGAAGTGCTTTAATATCCAAAGTTCTGTCCACAGAACCGCCGCTATATTTGCCAGCGCAATAATCCAAGGCAGATAGAATGACACCTCTGGTGAAAGTAAAAACTCCCTTAATGAATCGGCCCACCCCATCCCAAGCACTCCATGCTATTGTAATAAACATTAGCCCATATAATACGGACAACCATATTTCGTATTTCTCATTAACCAACTCCAATAATAAAAACATATCTAATATTACAAATCCCGAGAGAATAGAAACCTGTATAACTTGTTGTAGAATTTCACGTCCAAAGTATATAATCAAAGCTATAGTCGTGAAGTTAATTAATGTAACCGCCGCAGATGCCGCATTGGGCGGGACCGTTAAAAACCATTCATACAGCCCTATACTGAGTGCTATATTGCAGGCCATGAAAAGCCCTGTTTTGCCTATACTCAAAGACGAAAACAAGAACATCCCGAGCAAAACCCATTCGAATTGATTTATGTCCACAATTGTCATTTATTGTTGGGTTTATCATCTTCTGTCGGCTCTGGTGGTTTAGGTCGTTTAGCCATTTGTATTTCTCCTTAGTTGCAAAATTCGACATGTTTGTCGTTGTGGTTCAATATTTGTTCAACAAGACCGTCTGAAATAGTATTGATATCAGCGTCCGTTGGCGATATGATTTCAGCCCACAAGCAGTCCTTAATTATCGCTTGAGTACTTGTGCAGCCTGTCACGGCGAGACTTAGCGCCAGAATCACGATTAGCTTTTTCAATCTTCTTTCCCTTCTTTGCGGTTTTAATCACGGTCTTGGCTGTTTCTGCCTGCACTTCATCGGCCTTGGATTTGCGCCCCCTGAAAAACACACCAAGCAAAAGGAGGACAATAACCCCTGCAGCCGCGAGGTATACTCCTAATTTTGAGCCTAAGCCTGCAAGCCAAGTCATTTCTCATCCAGGGGTTTGTCAGTGACGAAGCGCAACAACACCAGCGTCATTGAAAGCGCAAACATTACAAGCGTGAATGTTTGTGGCTCAAGGACCGGGGCCAAGTCTGGCATAATCATTTGAACGGCAGATAACAAAGCCGCTATACTGCCCACCCAAACGGTGCGGGACTTCCAACAATTTTTAAGTTTCTCAAACATATTCAGCCTTTCATTTTTTCAGCTAATCTTTTAGCCCTATTCGGTGTCTGTACGGCCCATCTACTCTCAAGCATTTCATTTGCCGCAATTCCAAACTCTTTCAACTCTATTGCTTTTAACATATTTTGGAACTTAGATACACCGTTTTTGCCCATTTGAAACACCATAGAGACTATAACGATCTTTCTATCGTCTGAAAGTAGGTCAAATGACCGTACAAGCTGCTTTGCGCCCGCCTTAGCTTCGTTTATGTCATTGTCTAGCATAAACATAGCCTCGGCCTCTGAGATGCCCTTAGCTTCAAGATTGCGCCCTACCCCGATAGTCCATTTATCCCCGGAACATTTATACGGGTTAAGGCGTAACCCTTCATCTGCTATCAATGTTGTTTTATAATCGGTCATATTTAATCCAATATTACCGCAATAATAGGCAAATAAGACAAAGCAACAATTGCCGGACTTACAAAATCCAAAAGCTCAAACCCACCGCGTCGTAGTTCATGTTCTTTGTATTCCCGGCCAAGGTAAAACCAAAGCCCGCCAGACGCAATAAATGCCCCTATTTCACGCTGCCCTAAATAGGATACCAATAGACCCACGGCAAGCGGTATAAGGGCAACCAGTGCATGATGTAGGCCAAGCCCTGCAAGCCATCCTTTTTCACGTATCTTGAATATAAATTTTACCATTTCAATTTCCTATTATCTTTTGATTTGCCGCGCTCTAAAATAGATTTCTCTAACTCTATCGTTTGTCGCGTCTATTGTGCCGCCAACACGCCTATATTGTAATTTATATGTCAACGTAAAGCCACCAGTAGGCGCGTCATCAATAAAGACATAAGATTTAGTTTCTGCATCGGCTATATCTCCCGTTTTAATCCATGCCCTGTCTATGATCGTTGTATCTACAGCGTTTTCTGTTCGAACAACTTTAAAAACCAAATCACCAGTAGTAAAAGTAAAAAATGCGTTTTTAGTGGATATGACTAATTCCACCGCGTCACTTGTTCCGCCAGTCACTGTTAGGGTTAAAATAGTTGTGTCTGTTGTCGCTGTCGGGGTTAATGTTATATCTGTGTCAAAATCCGTTGTCGTTATTGCATTTGCATCTATTTCCGCCGTATCTACTGTATTTAAATCCGCAAGCGCACCCGTATTTTCAGTAGAGGCTAACGCACCTGTAAATAATCCTCCTGTATTTCTTCGTAAAACATTAGAACTATCAGCCCGCGCGGTTGTTATGTTCTTAGCTATATCACCTGATACCTCTAACCCGGCGTCAACTCTCCCATCTGTTAATTCAACTGGTCTTGCAAATACGTCCTCCCATGCCAATAAAAGGGGTGGTGGATTTAACAAATCAACGACTGCGCTAACTGTGGTTTCGTCTGAGGCTGCAGTCCATGAATATATCGTGTCATCGGTCTCAAGGAACGTTTCTTCAACAACCATTCCCACCTTGCCATCTTGATCAGTTTGAAAACGCAAAGCCCAATCAGTTAAAATCATTTTCTGGCTTGAAAGGTTAAAACGTGAGTATGTCAGATTTATACTGTCCTGCGCCTGATCCTCGAATCCGATAGAATGAACAGTGCCGGAAAATATCTTCTCCATTCGTGATTGACGCAACGCAATATTTGCAAGCCGTTGAGCTGTTGACTTTGATTTCGTCATCGGCAAATTAAGATCTCCCCAAAGCTCCTGACCGCCATCCTCAGCAACAAACGTTGCGTTTATGGCTGGTGGGTAGTCCTTGGCCTGATATCCCGCCTCAGGGTCGTTGTAAAGCCCCCTGATAGCGTTTGAACGTTTCTGGTATTCTTTCTTAGGTATGTATTTAACCGGGCCAATAAAGTGTTCTTCCAAACGTGTTTTAACTGCTGTTCTTGCGGCCCCTACATATATCTGCCATTTACCGGATTGCCACACTAAATTCCCGGCACATGATGATAATATTGCTTTAATATTTGTATTGTGCCTTGCAGAAGTATTAAGGAACCCATTGCATGTATATCTGTCTTCCGTTCCACCCGCTTTTAAGGTTATCTGTTCTTCACAGATATTAGCCTCAGAAATAACGTTTGCCCAATCAAAAGCGGTTTCAACCTGAGCCATACCCCATATTAATTTCGTGTTTTGTGTCTCCCCTCGCAAATAATCAACCAAGCAAAGAACGGGATTTTCTGACCATGCCCATGTCGTTTTATCCGCAAATCTATGAGTACCAGAACCGCCGTTCGTGCTATCAAGACGCGGGTCATAAAGCTTTTTACCTTTAATCGTGTAAACAATTTGTTCGAGGCTTTTAGGAAACTTGTCTTGATCGTAAATTAACCGATTTACTATATAAGCTGCGCCTCTTAATCTGTGGCTGCTTGTCCATTTAGTTGAAGCCGAATCAAGGTCGGTGTCCACGGTCTGAGCATCTGTTCCCAAATGTTCGAACTGAAACCATAGACCATTCAGATTTCCCACTGCATTATTTGAACTAAACGCGGTCGTAACGCCCCCAAATTTAACCTCTTCTATGCTTTCTATCTCATGCCCTGCAATTGCAGTAACCATCCATAAATCAGAGTTATTCGCCCCTACCGTGTCGCGGAAAACCAGCGTTCCACCAGTCGCTGCCATACCGTAACATATTTCACGGGGCGCTGCCGGGTCCGTGGTTAATGTCAGCCTTTGTCCGGGGTCTTCAATTTCTGTTGGTTTTGGTGTTCCTGCAATTATCTCAGATACACCGCTTAATGTCAGACTTGTTCCTGCCGCCAACAAAGCAGACGCCACAATAACGTTTAAACCCGGTATAAATTGAGACGCTACAATTGCAGCAACACCCACAATAGTTTTGATTACTTTACTCATGAGCAACCCTCAAGCGTCTTGATAGCCCGGCTTACATCGTGGCCAGAGCGCACATTAACAATCGATCCGCCATGTTGTGATTTTATAGTAAAGATTATATAAACCCCGACATTCGCAGTTACCACTACTTCTGAGATATCACCGAAATTATTAACTGTAGAGTTTTGCAGCGTCAACGGTCCAAAATGCTTATGAACTTCTGTATTTATACATTTTGCAACATTGTCTTTACTATCATGGAAAAATCTTGATACTACTACAGGCTTGTTAATCAGGTTTGAATAATAATTAGCGCACCCGGATAACAACAGGACACTTAATAATAAAACCTTATTCAACTTTAAATCCTTTTGAGCATTCCAGCACCGGAACAGTGACAAGACCTTCACGTCCCTCAAACCCTACAAACAACGCTTCTTTGCCAATACAAATTCCCAGCCCCGGCCCTGTATCAAATTTGTTGTACACAAGGTCGCCGCGTTGCGTCATCGCTGTTGATATTGGCTTGCCGAATTTCTTCCTAATGGTCATGTAAAGCGTCTTGCCGTTCAAAGCTTTCTTTGCAGACGTCTCATTATTGTATGATGAAAACTCCGTCATAAAATCCTTGCCCGTCATCGCCTTCACACATTCATTGCAAAAAATACAGCAGTCATGGGAACCCCACTCGAAAGGTTTGTCATAAACCGTGTTTAGGTATTCGTTTAAGCATTCTAGCCAGTTTTCTTTTCTCATCCGCCTCTACTAAAGCTCCGTCTTATCTGGTCGATACCAGGCGGCGCAATACCGCCGCTAGAAAATGGAATCCCGACGCTAGTTCTACCCCATGATATTTCCGACAGGTTGGTATCTGTAACATATTCAAAACCGACGTCCCCCGGCCATATAGATTGCTGCCCTTGGCTGGTCATCCTGTAAAACGTGGCTAAAGCAAGGCGTGTGGTTTCATTCAGGAGTGTAAGGGCAATACTCCCGGCTGTCGCACTCTCAGCCATCTCAGGCGCACCAATAAACCCGCTATCCATTGTTAAAACGGCTTTAGTCGTAAAGTCTGCGTTCAAGAAAGCCACATATGTTGTCCATGCGCGTCCTATAGGATCATTTGTGGTAAATTCATCTACAAAGTCAGGAAGTGAGTCTAGTGGAATATGTGATAATGTGGCGGTAATTTGTCCTGTTCCTAAAGAGGTGTTTTCAGGCACACCAGATAATGATCCCATGCCGCCTACGCCTATCCACGTTTCACCGTCAAACAAAAAGTCCTGAGTGCCGGAATTAATAAAAACCGTACCGCTATCAAGTTCCAGCTTTAAAAGTGATAACCAGTTTAATATCTCTGTCCCTGCTGCGTTGTTTGTGATTGCTGTGGCTATGGATGCGTCTAATGTTCTGGTCATACTTTTTCCTGCCAAGCAAATGAAATCACCCCAATCGAATTATGATTTGTTTCTTGTGGGTGATCTGTTTTTACCAATTCGGCTATCATGACTGGATTTCTGACTACTATTTCCTCATTATCTGGATGTGCCGCCTTTATTGCTGGCCTTACTTCAATAGTTAATTCTCCTGATCCGTCTGAATCGGCCCGTTGGGCTATTTCATAAAATTGTGTTTCTATTTGAATTAATGCACCCCTTCTTAGAACGCCATTTTCTGATGTTGGTGCATTGTCAATGTTTAATGATGTTCCCGTTTGGCTTGCCCCATTAATCCTTAAACTACTTTTAAAAGTAGGTTCTACTGTACCTTTAATTAATACCGCTGTCTGTGTAAAATATGTCGCACCGTTATTTGGTTCATCATCAGCCTCTACACCTATAAAAACCGTGCCTGCAGGTATTGTCGTTGTTATTGTTTTGCGTTCGGGGGTTGGTTGTCCAATCGTACCGCTTACAGAATTTTGTTGGATAACAACACGATCTTTATCAAAAAAAATCAATTGGATGCGGACTTGATCTGAACCGCCGCCGCTTGTCCATATACTCGACACAAATAGAATTGGATCGCCTATTTTAAACCCCGAATATGATATTGGAAAATCGGTTCTGTATAAATATTTTCCCGTGAATGAGTGTGTGGCGTCTGCATCAGAACCCAGTAAATTATGATCTGGGAAGGTGCCAAGCAAGGATTTATTATTAGGATTAAATGCAAAAAATGTGCCAGCATCTACGCTCATTGAATTTAATAGAGCAGACATATCTCTATGTTGTTCTCGGTTTAAAAATGGTGTAGTATAAACCCCTTCCCATCCATCTGTTGTTCCCGCGCCGTGTGATTGTGCTATTCTATTGCGCACGAACTCTCCTGAAAATTGGGATTTATTAATATTCAAACCAAAGCGATCCGACTTAATAGGAACAGGCAGAAACACCGGGTATGTTATGCTCATGCCCGCACCCCTGAGAATTGCTGATTAACTGAATTTAGAATTTGCTGCTCAAGGATTGGAAACAGTTGGAACATTTCAGCACGTACTGTGTTTTTAACATCTGTGGCAACTGTGATATTTTGCGTGATCGACGTTTGACCTCGGCCCACATTGCGCGTGTCTGCCGCGTTTACAATTCGCCCTGTAGTGTTCGGAATAAACAATTCACGGCCTCGCTCCCCAACCTCTACAGGTACGCCGGGCTGCACAGCTCCCCCGCCAGCCTTACCACCTATCAAGGATTTAAATATGCTGCCGAAAATACTTCCTCCTCCCGTGGATTTGAATATGCTTTCAGCCAATGGTTTTAATACGGCCAGCCTTAAAGCCATTGCGGCAAAATCCCGGATTAATCCTTTTAATGCCCCGGATAAATCACCGTTTAAAATAGCGTCTATTCCCCTGCTTTCAAAAGCCTGCACCATTGCATCGCCAAAGTCTTTTGCTGCCTTATTCATGCGCTCCATGTCTTTGTCAGCTATTTCTTTGAGCTTTGCAGATACTTCTTGATTCTTAAGTATTCTGAATGCAGCAAGGTCTTCTGTGGTGGACTTGCCTACGGAAACACGTTCTTTAAAGGTCGCAATCTCTGTGTCCGCTTCTGCGCGTATCGCCTCAGATACCTTGCCGCTAGTACGCAATACAGCTATTCCAAGGTCTTCAAGAATTCTCTTCGTTTCTTCTGCATTGGTCCTTAAGTCTTCTTTTTCTTTTTTAAGGATTTCACTGCGCTCACGGGCTAGAGTAGCGTCACGGTCTATATCTGTTCCGCCTTTGTCTTTTTTAAGTTTAAATGGGTCTATATCTATAACGGGTCTTTTAGGGACAACCCTAAACGGGTCTTTTTCTTCTAATTTATTTATATTTTCTAATAACGGGGTTAGTGTTCCTTTCATAATGCTTATTCTTGTATTCAATCCTATTATTTCTTTTTCAAATGCCTGAATTGCATTGGTGCTTAATATCCCTTCTGGTAGGTCAAGCAAAGACCTTAATCTCTCAATCCTGCCTGAAAGGCTATCTATAGAATCAAAAGCGGCAGATGAAGCAATAAGTTCAAATCCGGCAGCTATTTTTTCAGTAACGCCAAGTTCTTTATTTAACTCACTCAGTCGCGCAGTCAAGGACGTCATCATTTTTGACCAAGCCCGGCCAACGCGAGGAGGAATTGCCTTATATTCTTTTTCCACCACTTCCCCTTGAGAGAGGATAGCGGCAAAAACATCTTTAGAAAGCAATTTACCATCTTTAACTAATTTTCTTAGTTCTGAAACAGTGACGCCCATAGACCGTGCTATGGCGTTTAAAACAGCGGGCATATTCTCGAGAACAGAGTTAAATTCTTGCGCTCTGAATATTCCTTCACCTAAACCCTGAGATAACTGCAAAGTACCGTTTTTAAGCTGTTCATTTGTCGCGCCCGATATAACCCCGAGCTTGGCAATAATATCATTTAGCTCAACCATGTCTTTGTTGGTTGCACCTAACTCTTTTTGAGTGAATGCTAATCTTTGAAACAGTTCAACAGATGAATTTAAACTAGTCCCCGTTTCCAAAGATGTGGCAAGCAATCCGTCCCATACAGACTTAAACCCGCCAGTCTCTCGTGTAGCTGATTTAATGCGGTCTTCCAGCATACCCATGTTGTCGGCAAGTAGTATGGTGTTTTTAATTCCTTTTGTGACTAACGCAGCTGCATAGGCAATGACAAATGTCTGCGCCGTGCGTCCCATTCTTTTAAAAGATTTTTCTAAAAAACTTAATTGTTTTTTTGTGGTCTTGGCGAATTTGTCAGTTGCACCAGAAGCTTTACGCATTTCACGTTGAAGCTGTTCTGTATTGGCTTCTAATTTAATCAGTAATCTTTGGAGGGTTTCTGCCATCTATTTTCTCTATAAGTTCCAACAATTCAGCGCGGGTCATCGTGTCTTCTTCTTCGATCCCTTGGGATTTTTGCCATCCCCGAAACGAATATAATAATTCTGGATACGTCGCCGCCCAAAACTCAGACGGCGACCACCCTAATATTCCAGACATTTCAAGGTAGGCTTTCCACGGTAACCCGCTTATTACTCCCCCGAATTGCTGCCCTTTTTATTTTCAGGGTTTAAAGTTGCAAGCATGACTTCGACAATAGTGCCTAAAACCTCGTCACGATTTTCCATCATAATCGTATATGCCTTTGTCGGCTCAACGCTTATCATTTGAGACAAAACGAAAGCAAGCATAGATAGGCGCGGCTCGTGGGTTGCGACTTCCTGCATTAATTTGACAAAACTCCCATATCTATCTTCAATTGCGCTAACTTCATCAAAGCCCAATCGCAGAGTGTAGGTTTTTTTTCCTACTTTTAAACTCCGCTCTCCTGAGATTTTTCTAGCCATTATGTAGCCGTAAACGTAATTACGCCGGAACTCATAAGTGTCATAGAGTAAGTCACTTCACCATTATGTTCGCCTGTACGTTCATAATTTGAGACCTGGAATGCACCGGCAAATTTATCAGTGCTTTCAAAAACTAATTCGTAATTATCAAGTGATTTTGTTAAAGCAGACGTTTGAATTAATACCTCCCCTGCACTATCAAGAAACACGCCTGACCCGGATATGGTTACAGAAGTTGTCCCTGCTGCAGCAAGTAATTCTTGCCATCCTGCACTATCTTTATTTGTTACATCAACGGTTTCCCCGTCGATTGTAATGCCTGTAGAGCGTTGACCAGCTACATTAGTGAATGTTTCACTTGTTGCACCATCACCACGCTTGATTAGTAATGAACGACCTTTTTCTGCGGCCATAATCTATTCCTTTTCTATTAATTTGCCACATTTGGCGTTTATGGCAGCTTCTGCCAGTTCAGCGGACATTTTAGGATACACCCCGCGAATGAAATTGACCGAACGCCTGTCATCAAGAGGGACGCTTTGGTCTTTAATAATTTTAATATGCATCGTTTTTGGTCTGTTTTGTACGTCTTTAGCCATTTCAAACACCTCTTTTAAAGGCCCACCCGCAACATAAACGCCGCGTTTGTCCTCTTTTTTCCAACAATCAACATGTTTTTGAACAGATATTGTATTTCCAAGCAATTCAGCACCAAAATTCCAGAAATACCCTTTGTTTTCGTAACAATCAAACCCCATAAGGATTATAGGGTAACATCCCATGATTTGAGCCGCCCTGAGTGCGCAAATGCCGCTAATTAGCCCTTTAGGTGCATCCTGTGTTATATCATGACGCCACCGGCTTATTTTGCGCCCCTCAAGGTCTTTAACCGCCGTGTAGGTGTTTTCATCATTGAAAATGATATAATCACACTTTATTACCCGGCTCGCATGGCTGTTCACACCAAACACAATGGCATTATCAGGCTTGTTTTGTAATTGTTTCGGTAAAGACGGGCCACCGCCTAATATAATTCCTACCTTACCTGAATGAATACCCCTCAAACGGTCTATATTCATCCCTGAACCAAGGCTCGAAAGCTTACAATTCCGTGTAATGTGGTTTCGTCTTTGTCTATCAAAATCTCAGTATCTTCGTGGTGCATATCAACGAAATTCTTGCCTGTTACTGTCAATTCCTGCCTATGAAGCAACGTTCGTATTCTTTCCGCTATTTGTAATACGATATCCGTAGTGTCTGCGAATATATGCATTCTTATAAGATATTCAGCCCCGGTAAATGATTTTGTTGACCAGTCAATTTCCAAACTGTCAGCTAAATCAACAAATGGCGTTGGCTCGTCTAATTTCGCCCGTTCATGTATTGTTGTCAGCCCGGTTAAAGTCCCATCGGTAGACAGAACCAGATAAACCGCTTTTTTAAATTCCAACATTATAGTTTTGCCGCCCTTTTTAAAGCTCTATCAACTCCGCGATTTATACGACTTATTATTTTCTTTTCGTTTTTAAAATAAGCCCGGCCCATAAAGGGGAACGCTCTAACGGTCCTTGTGCCGAATTCAATAAACTTGGCCCGCCACCCAGCCTTGCGCCATCTTCGGATATTACCTTTTTTCCAATAACCTATCTGAAAACTTAACCCCCTGGTTCCGCGCTTGATATGCATGGCCTCGGCCAAATCGTCAAACCTTCTGCGTACTGTTGCCTGTGCTTCTCTAAAGATTATATTCGCACCATCTCTTAATCCTACCTCAACGTCTTTTTGTATTTCTTTCGGCATACGCGATAACTTGCGGCGTAATCTGTTCGCTCCTGTTAACCGGCTTGCCATTATTCTACGCCTTCTTCACATTCCATAGAAAGAAATTGGCTTCTTTCATCCCTATTCTGGACTGATCGGATGTTTAAGGTTTTCCCGTCCCAAATAATAAAATTATCTGTGGTTACGTCTGTTCTGTGTCTGATCGTAATCAAATATAACTGTTTCGCGGCAAGCCGCCCTATATCCTTCATTTCCTGACCACGTAGCGGCTGCACTCTCGCACATACAGTTGCAAGTGTTGTTACTGTAGGTATATTGCCCCCTAAGTCATCCTTTGAGTAAGAATTAACCTTTATAGCGACCATTTCGCGCATTCTCATGATAAAGCATATGCCCTATGTCGGAGTAAAATATCGTGCGCCGTTTCTGGTATCATTGCGTTTTCACCTACGATATCCCGTGTATCGTAATAATGGCCCACCAGATACGCGATTGCCTGTTGTACATCTGCCGGGACTGAGTTTAAATCTACCCCAAATCCAGCCACATAAGTGATTATGATCGATCCTGATACATTTCTGGTATTCGGCCACGTAATGCTGTGAGCCGGTTCAATTGTGGCTTTTTTATACAAACTCCCAAAGTCAATACGGTACTGATCTGCCGCAAGGGTTTGTTGATTGCCATCAGTATCAAGATAAGTAATGCTCGTGACTGATTGAACTTTGACCTGTAACAATTCAATAACAGAAGGTAAAAAGTCCATTGTCTGTGTATACGAACGGTTAATTATTGGCCTGTTCATAAGAGATTCCGCACTGCCAGTCGCGGCCTGTATTAATCCTGATAACTCCGCGTCCGATATGTTGTCTTTAATCCGGGTCCATTCCTTCACTTGTTGTAAAGTTATTGGAAAACTCGCAGGAGCGTTTATCTGATTGTGGCTCATGTTAAGAAATTCACGATTATTATGAAGTGTATGTCTCATTGCTGGCCTACCCTTAGAACAATTGATCTATCATCCACAACACCATTAGTCGAAGTAACACTCGCAGTTAAGCGATAAGACGCGCCTAAAGTCCCACCAGATACATTCTGTGTAGCAACCGCACCGGCAAGACTTTTTGTGCCTAACGTGGGACCAATTGGGAATACGCTCCAAACAACGCTTGACACAGAATCACCGCCGTCAAGCCAACCCGTAAAATCAACAGAATAATCTATCGGTCCTGCGTCTGGATCGTGTAAGAAATACTCGGCCATTACGCACCAAACGTGATTGTGATTGCGCCCGTTTTCGTAGCACCGCCATTAGCAATAACTATCTTGACACGCTCTTCAATGATTAAAATCTTATCATTAACCGCCGTGCCTGCTGCTGCATATAACGCCGCCACCCCGGCTGTAGAGTGTGTTGCTCCGCGTGGTCTTATCGTAACGGAGGCATCCACATCTAATTCTGTCCAGATATTTGTGCCACTAATATCACCCGTTATAGTAAAATCAACACCAGCAGCAAAGTCAGTCTTGACATATTTGATTTCTTCAATAACCCAAGTGCCGCCATCAACAAAAAATTCAGCATCGCCACTACCATCTGTCGTGATTACTACGGTTTGTCTTACGCCATGTGCCATCTTATTACCTCCATTAAGTCGCTATGATGTTTGCAGCCCTTAGCGCGGCTATAATATCGTTGATCGCTGTTTCAATTGGCGTATCGTCAGTCGCGTAGGTTCCGGTTACTGTAAGGTCAGTAATCGCAGGCGCTTGTGTTTCCGAATTGGGAACAATTTCCCCGCCCGTAGCAATAACTAATTTACCGCGAATAACCCAAGCTCCATCGCCCTGACGTTGAAAATTTGCACTTTGTTGTGACATAGTAAAATCCTTTTAAATGATGAAGGGTGGCCCGAAGACCACCCCGTTAGGTTAGTTGGAAATAAACGCTGTATCTGAAACAGTCGCGCCCTGTTCAGCAGGAAGCCGTAGAGGTTTCAGAATCGCATACACTGGACCGTAAGCAATATTTGCCGTTGCAGAGGACCGCGTTGCCTGAACAAAACGATTTGTTGGCTTGCGAAGTTCCGAAGCCAGCAACGTACCGTTCAGATCATCATTAGCACCAGACGTGGCGGTGGAAGACGTACCTGTAACCGCTGTCATGCCTGTATCACTATTAATGGTGTTTGATTGAATTTCCATTGCAGCAACGCCCGTAATAACGCTGTCTGTAATATCCGTCACAAACATGACGGATTCAAAACCCGCCATGTCGATGATTGTAGAGTTATTGTCAATAGATGAACTAGCCGCAACCAGCGCACCCACAAAACGAATCTCCAAATTGTCTATAAGTCCGTTCATGGTAATATCCTTTCTATGTTGTGAACTTCATTAATTTTACGGCTTCAAAGTTAACCATGCCACCGCCTACACGTTTGGTGGTATAGAACTTCACAAACGGCTTACCAGTAAAGGGATCGCGCAATACTCGAATACCCTGACGGTCAACAATCTGATAACCTTCACGGAAATCACCAAATGCCAATGACAACGAATTAGCAGCCAGTGTGGGCATATCTTCCGCCCGTATAACGCCGTGACCCATGATTGTTTCAGGAACTCCCAGAACAAACGAAGGTTGCCAAATATAATTACCCGTACCGTCTTTGAACTTACGGATTTCTGTAATCACAGTTCTGCGTGTCATGAACATAGCGTTAGGAAGATATGCTGATTTAAGCGTACCCATCAAATCATGGAACTTATCGGCAGGGTTTGAATCTGCGAAGCCTCCCGATTTACCGGAAACCACATGGCCCATAGTTCCCCATGTAACACCCGTGCCATCATCGGCAGCAGTTGTATATGAAGTAAGCCCACGAATTTTACCAGTAGAACCTGCAACAAATTCAGCACTTTCAAACCGTGCAAATTTTTCCCCCACTTTACGGGAAATCCACGCCTCAATGTCAACGAAAGAATCGTCAAGCAGTTGCTGTGTTGCTTTTGGCTCGGTATCAATCCAATAAACTTGAATAGCCCACTTGCCTGTTTGTGGTGTCGTGGTGTCTGACCCTTGGGATGTTTCACCGGCATAACCGGCACCAGCTTCAGTCAAGTCTTCTTCGCCTTCAAGTTTATCTGTAGAGATCGTCTGGACCGAAGCCACTTGGCGCATAGGGGAGGTTTCAAAGATTAGCTTGGCAATGCGTCCTGTGATATCAGGAGTTACAAAATAACCACCATCAGGATCAGATCCGGCAGAAAGAATTTTGACTTCAGTATCACTAAGCATACGGTCATTTTTCCGTAAGAACGCACCAAAGGCACTCTTGTATTCGCCGTATTGTGTGGCGTCATAACCAGCAAAGTCCCTGTTCTTTTCTTTAGCAAGACAGTTCATTGACATATTGAATTCTGCCAGTTCAAGCATTGCTTTAGCATCTTCACCGGTGCCTGAAATGTTAGCCCGTTGTAGACGTGCTTCCAAATCTTCGCGCTCTTTCTGTTCAGCAACAAATTTGGCGTCGATAGCTGCCTTCTGTTCAACAGCAGCATCAAGGGATTTTTCAATCCGCTCAAGTTTTTCGGCTGTCACGACGTCGTTATTTTTAAGCTCTTCATGCGTTTCTTTAAACGCCTCGAAGCTCTTGCCCTGCTCTTCAAGCAAGGTCTTAAGGTCTTCATTTGCCATTTAATTGACTCCGTAAGGTTTCGATATTTTGATGAACGATATCCATCAGCTCATTATCCATTCCCCCGGCGTCCCGCTCGGATAGAATAGCTTTATAGCCTTCGGCAAGTAATGCCTTGGCCTCTCTTGAAGATAACGGCGGTAGCGTCCCGCGTAACAGCGCATCCTCAAAATCTCTTATAGTCGACATCGACTTTATATCTGTAATCAGTGATTTGCCGTTAGCAGGAAATGTCACTACAGACAATTCCACAAGGTCAATCTTTTTCAATAACCTTACCGGCTCACTTGGTTTTGTTCCTAATGTAAATTCTTTGGCATGGTATCCGATAGACATTCCGTCTAATACGCCTTCTTTCATGGCCCCGTGTATTTGTTTACCGCGTTCTGTATCAAGATTAATCAGCCTACCTTTAACGAACAGGCCTTTGCTGTCTTCTTCCATATGTTCCCATTTACCAATTGGAATTAGATCATCAGGGGACATTTTAAACCCGCCATGCTGTGATAACATGGGCGGGAGCTTGCCTGCGGTCTTCCACTCTTTCAGATTATCCTTGAACGCACCGTTCTGAATTACATCGCCATAAGAGTCGGTATTCTTGAAGAAAGCCCCATAGCCTTCAAACGTACCTTCCTTGGTGCCTTCATCGGTAAATTTAACTTCAAACTGTTGTAGTAGGTTTTGCACTGTCTTCTCCTGAATTTGAACCGCTAAACAAAGTGTCGCCACCTTCTATGCTGTCCATTTCTTCTAAAGCCCTTATTTCGTTTTGTGTCATCCAAGCAGGTGACCCACCAGACCCTAAAGCCCGCGCGAACACTTCCGCCCTGTCTTTTGCCGCGCCCCTGAGTAATGCCTGTACGGTAAACTTCGCAAAGATACCTTTTTTTCTATCTGCGTCTGTCAGTAAATTAGCATTAACAGATTGTTCTATTCTCACATACCAAGGCGAAAGCGTATGCGTCACGTGGGCTATAAATAATTGTTCCGCGCTTGCGTATGTCCCGGTGTTGTCAGAGTGACCTACCATGATAGGCATAACCCTAAAGGCCCGGCAAACTTCTTCTATCTGCAGTTTCCGCGTTTCTAAATGTTGCGCATCTACTCCAGACATTTGATTAGATGACCACTTTGCACTGCGGTCTAAAATCATAGGACCACTATTATTAAAGTTTTCTGCTATCCATTTTTGTAACACTTCATATTGGTCAACTTCCAATACTGAATCCACTGAATAAGTGCCGGAGGTTTGAACGCCGTTCTTATGCAAATCTGACTGCGTGGCCTCCGTGGATATCGCAAGTCCGATTGCCTCCCTCGCCAAGGTGACCGCTTCTAGCCCTAACCAGCTATTCCAGGACGGACCTTTGATATGCCATATCATATCTTGCGGGAAAGTTTTCTTTTCGCCGTTTGGTGCTGTAATTATATAAACCAAAGTAAGGTCGGGTAACTGTTTAACTTCAACCCTGTTTGGTTCAATTGGTATTAGTTCCCGTATTTCCCGGCGACTACCCACCATATTTTTAAAGCTGTAAGCATTACCTGTCAGCAAAGCATGAAACATCTTTGTTTCGCGATATTCAAAAGAAGTCTGCCAAGGGTTCGGCTTCCTGTGCAACACGTCAAAAAGCGGATGGTCTTTCGCTGGCTTACGCTTTCCGTTAGCCTCCTGAAAAAGCCTAAACGGAACTTGTGAAATTCCCTCGGCAATAACCCGAACACAATCAAATACTGTTGTTACATCCAAAGCAGTCTTTACCGTCACCGGTTCACCAGACCGCGACTCCCTACCCCGGAAAATCTCATTCATTAAATCCCGCGAAGATATCTTTACTTCTTTAGGTCTGAACCAATCCAAAATACTCATGATGCGCTTTCCCAGAAAGAAACTGGTTCTGTTATTACTTTAATCCCTGCCAATCCTACAGCCATCGCACTAGCCACTATCCCATCGATCCTGCCGTTTGATTTTAATTTATTAAACATTTTGTTATCCGTCCCGGAGGGATCAAGTCTAACCGCAACAGACGCGACATGTGATCTCAATAAAGGGTTAATAGGTGTTTTTAATGTTTCCTCAATTATTGAGGTTTCCAAAGCCTGAACGCTGTCGGGCATCCATAATGGGTTTCCAGTAGCCTTGCCGTTTTTATCTAATATCTTATTACCACTTTCATCTTCATATCTCTGCGTTCTACGAAAACCTTGAGGGTGTTCTATCATTGGTATTTCAAACCCTAAATCTGCAAGGTCTTCTTTCAATTCTTTATGACGATATGCGTCGTAGGCAATATTTTTTAAATCAAATTTATCTTGTATCCAACCTAACTTTCTGGCTATCGGCCCTAATTTAATGACCTTGCCTTCGGTTAAATCAAGATGGCCCTGGTCGGACCAAACTTTGTAATGCCGCCTGTCTTTTTTTTCCGCTTCCTCAAGTCCTACTTTTGGTTTCCAGAAGAATACAAATAAATTTAAAAATCCATCCTTTGGAAAAACCAAAGCCAGCGCAGACAAATCAATCGTAAAAGATAAATCTAATCCTCCGTAACATTCGCAACCATTAAACTCTTCAAGGCTTATTTCATCTTCTATGGCTTCCCATAAACCATTTGTTATCCAACCTTCGTCAGAATCCGTCCACTGGCAGAAGTTTAACCTTCTTACCGTCGATTCTTTAGAAGGCATGCCTTTCGCTTCTACCACTTGTTCGCGAATATATTCCTTCTGTATCGATACCCCCATCAAAGGATTGGCTTTAATCCAACAAGACTCATCCTTGAAAGGGTCGTCATCAGTATCCAAGGCGCAAACATAAGAAAACCATGCATCATTCTTTTCTTCACCAGATGCAATCTTACAAGAATACTCATGTTCCTGCCAACAAACTGAATTTCTATCCCAACCTGAATTGGTGATTTCAAATATTAATGCCTGCCGGTTTCCTTTTGTCCCAGCCCGTAGCATTTCAATCACGCTATTGTCCGGGTGTTCATGCACTTCATCAATTAGCGCACAATGCGGTCGAATACCAGACTTACCTTTTTTGTTTGCGGCAATTGGTTTAAAAAAAGATAGCTTAGATAAATCAGTTAATTGCCAAACCGGGTTGTTACCGCTAGTAGAAAGCCGCCTCCTTAATGCCGGTGAACGCTTTCTCATCGCAACTGCATCTCTAAAAAGGATAGCCGCTTGATCCATATCAGTGGCAGCGGAATAAACCTCCGCCCTTATTTTCTTATCCGCCGTCAGCATATAATGACCAACACCAGCAGCTAGTGGACTTTTCCCATTCCCTTTACCTATTTCAATATAAGCCCGCCGGAACCTTCGATATCCTAATTTATTCTTCCAACCAAATATTGAGCCAATTATAAAACATTGAGACGGTTCTAATTTAAATGGGATTGCCTCACTTGATACTTCACCAAACTCATCTTCAAATTCTTTCTCTACAGTCAACACATCTTTAAAATAAGCTATGGCCCTGTTAGCTAAACCAATATCAAAAACTAAACCGCGTTTATTTTTCAGATCAGTTAAATGTCTTTTACATGCATCTCGTACATATGGCCCCGCAATTATTACTCCGTTGTCAATATTTTTAGCATAGTCAGTCGTAGGGTCTTTAGTTGAAATAAGCTTCCGTCGGGTCTTCACTTTCTTCATCAGGAACCGTTACCTTACTTATATCTGAGGGGTTGCCGCCCATCTGTGCTATGCACGAGCGAAGCCCGTTCATCATT